CCGTCAGGCTAAGAAGAGGTACAAACACCTTAAGAAGAAATACAAGCCCCTTACAGGTTATTCTGGAGGGGCCTCCTTAATTTTTGACATAAATTTAACAAGCCTTATATCGCCAGTGGGTCTCGTATTTCCCCCCAGTGCCCCCCTCTTGCGATCAAGGACTCATACCGTATAACAACAGACAACACTGTATGTAGTGCACTGCTAGCCAGTTGTATACTAATTGGTAGCGGTGGAGTACTGGGTACAACTGGTTAGTAACTGGGGGTAAGGGGGTATAACGCTATATGTAGTGGTGTGTTGATATGGTGACACTAGGGTAGATACCAAGTGATCTGTCTGCCACCCCTAACTCAATAGGACAGTGCGGCTATAACGCTCTCAGACACGCCTAGAAGCCTCTCTAAGGCCCCTCTAACAGTTAATAGGTATACTGAGCCCTAGCGCACACTAGAGAGGCATTATAGACGATTATTGGTAGATAGTTGAAATCTTGATAAACGTCAGTTATTAAGGATATGAGTAAGTGAAGTGTTTGCGTATTCACAATCACGCTCGAACTCAGACAGCACTGTTTTAATACGACACACCAGTCCAGCACACAGTAGGGATCGATAAGGACTGCTGATAGGGTCAATTAGGGGGGCTACACGGTTCCACTGGGTTCTTGGGATTGACACATCGGCCTAGGGGCTGGTATGTTAGATGAGTCGGTGGGGGAGGCGAGACCGTCGCTCTTCACCAGTTCCTAGACAATTCAATATGTATGGTCGTCACAAGACGGACTTAGTGGAGCGAGCGATCCCACGAACAGTTATAGGTTGCAACCCGACCTGACTGTACGACCATGTTATCATTGATGTGCAGAGCCACATGCACGTTAAATAATTGATCATGGCCGCCCGGATAGAGCCTAAGCCTCTGTTATATCCTGATGAGGTATATTACGCTTAGGCCATCAACTAACCATTACACTTAACACAAACATAAATGTCTATTACTGTTGACAAGAAGATTGCTACTGGTCTTCTTGGTAAAGCTAAGACTGGTGATGAGCTTTTGTCTGTTCTTGATATGATCATCAATAGCTTCACCAAGTCTACTAAGGTAGAGCCCACACTTGAGGAGATTGAGTTTTAATGTTTACCCTTGCCTTACTCGTTCTTGTTTCCGGTACCGTATTCGCCATTAAGGAGATCAATGACAACATTTACCTTTGACCAGCTACAGGCTGCCGTGCAAGACTGCACCGGTTATGACCTTATTCAGCGCATGGGTGATGACTATGATGAGTATGTTCTTATCGATCCTTATGGTGATGAGGATGGTGATCCCTTCTATGAACTAGCTGATGTAGAGGACTTCATTCGTAACAACGATGATGTTGATGCTTATCTTTACAAAGTACTAACCCAATCAAACTAGGAGCATACAATGAATTACATTTGTCGTTACAACGGACTAATTGTATTTATCTCTAGTATCAAGAGTAACTATGAAAAGTTCAGGCAACGTTACGAGGGTACTCTAGATAGTGCAGAGTTCCTAGAACTGACCGATGAAGAGTACGATCTTATGTTTCCATGAATGACCTATACTATTGCACGCATGGATGATGAGGGTAACATGGTTGCTCTCGAGACATTCGATACATATAGTGAGGCTGAGATGAACATCAATGCTTACTTCAACATGTATCCTTATGCTTATGTAGACATCATCGTATCACCTAATTGACTTCATTCACAATCACGCGCACATTACCTATGACCACCACTGTTGTTCCGTTCATGCTTAAGGGCGATTCACTTGTTGCATTCGTTGATGAGAAGATGCCTCTTATTAATAGAGGTGAGCTAACACGCACTGATATGATCAAGGACGCTGGTTACATGCGTGACAATGGCACTGCTATGTATACTCAGTTCTACACTGAGCTACTCAATGCTAAAGGTGTGACCCCAGTAACTGACACTGACACTATGGAACAGGAGTATGATGACTTGAGTGAGTCTGAGAAGGACCTGTATGATAAGATCACTGATATGCTCGGTGAGAAGTGGACTCATGAGGAGACTATTGAGTTCATGGATGAGTTAGCTGACATCGGTATTGCTAGTGCTAGTGAGTTTGAGGATGCTTATGAGTGGACACATGATAGCTACTCATCGTATGCTGAGAAAGAGTTCTCTGAATACTGGTGTATTGATGTGCTTGATGCACAGATCCCAGAGTGTGTCCTTAGTGCAGTTGACTGGCAAGATGTGTGGGATCACAACCTACGCTATGACTTCGCGTCTATTGAGACTGTTAACGGTACCTTCTTCTTTCGTAACAACTGATGACCATTTGGACTGAGCAACAGATCATCCTTTCTGTAATTGGGATGGTTGGCATTCTTAGTGTCATCCCAGTTTACATCTACAGCACCGTTCGTAACCCCATCAACTAATGACTGTTTTCACACTCACAAACTACTGCGGTTGCGGCTCTACCACTATCCTTGGTGTCTTTGATACTATGGAGGCTGTACTTGAACGTCTTCGTGTCTTGGCTGCAATGACTGATCCTGGTGATGAGTATCGCATTGAATGCTTTGAGGTAAAGACTCTTGAGGAAGAGGAGGAGAACACTTCGCGTATCCTTAGCTCTCGTGCAGAATGGAAGGCTAAACAAGCTAAGATGGAGGAAGAGTGATGCATGACACTGCTATTAAAGTTGATGTCTACCCTGATGAGTTCAAGCCTATCATGAAGGCACTCAAGTACTCGCTACTGTGTGATGATTCACGTAAGGTATTAACTGGTGATGAGTGGTCTGCTCTTAATGAGTGGCTTGACTACTTCTCTGATGTTGCACTTAATGAGGGTGTATGAAGTTAAACGTTCAACGATTGCTTGAGACATGTATTGATGATGGCATTCGTGATGCTATTAACTCATGTCGTGAGGAAAATGACCTAGCAGCCAAGCTAAGTGAATCCATTTGGATACAGATCGATTACTACTTCACCTTTGAGGAGGACTAATGGCTAAAGCATTGACTGAAGAGCAGCGTAAGCTACGTCTTGAGATGATTGATATCGTAGCTCAAGGCATCAAGACACAAGCTCATGCTGGTTATTATGATGCTACTCAAGTAGAGTACCTGACAACACAGGTTAAGCGTGTTGCTAAGTTCCTTTGCGTTGCTAACTAATGTACACCACCTACAAAGGCCTTCGTGAATATGAGATCACTCTTGGTTCAGGTGTTTGGTATCTCCTAGCACCCGACTCTGAAGCTGCCGCATGGACAGCGTTGGAGTTGTCCAAGGAACGCAACGATGAGTTGCTTAATGTTAAACAAACTGATGAATGGTAATGGGTAAGAAGAAAGAGTATCCCAACAACTGGCAAGAATACAAAGATGCTGATGATGACATGTTCCATGCTCATACCTTTGAGGAGATCATGTCATGGAAGGTTGCAGGTTGGGAACTCCCATCTTCTGTATGCTGCATCATCCGCACTTCTGACCTCAACACTAAGAAGGTCAAAGAGTATGTCTACCAGAAGCGTAGTGCTGCACAAGCTAAGGTAGATGCATTGATCAACACACCTGACATTGAGTTCACTGTTGTTGATCACGAGTCCATTCATTTCCTCACCCCTACTAATTTCGATTATGAGTAACACCACCTTCTCTCGTCGCCTCCAACAACTGATCAAGCAAGTAGAGAATCATCCTAACCGTGATGAGATCATCAAGCTTGCACAAGAACAACTTATTGACGATACGTTCACAATCACCAACGTTAACTGATTGGCTACACCAGCACAGATCGATGAACAAGTAGCGTTAGAACGGGAACAGATTAGGCAAGGACTTCAGCGCCTTAGAGACAACACTCGTAAGCTACAGGATCAAAGCTATGCAAGTGCTACAGTGTACGGTGCAGCATCCATTGATGCGTTGTTACCTGCTCTTGTAAAGCACATTGAAGATACCACTGAATACCGCCTTAAGCGAGGTTCTGGTCACCAGTTTGACATCATCAAGAACTATGTCACTCAACTAGAGCCGTTAGCTGCTGCTGCTATTGCACTAAAGCTTACCTTTGACCATGTGTTCTCCACCAAGAAGGGTAATGATCAGCTGCAATCCGTATGTGATGGCATTGGTCATGCTATTGAGTCTGAGTGTCAGATGCGGCACTATGAGAAGTCAGCACCTGGACTGTTAGCTGTACTCAAGAAGAACTACTTCCATAGGTCTATTGGTACACACCAAAAACTGGTAGTTATCCGTACACTTATGCACAGGTATGATGTACCTGAGTGGGATGCTTGGGGTAGAGCCAATCGCATTAAGCTAGGTGCATGGCTACTTGACTGCATCATGCAAACTAGTGGGTGGTTCGTAAAGGAGCTACGCAGGCTTGGAAAGGTCACGGTCACCTTCGTGGTGCCAACACCTGAGTTCCTCCTTATCAAGGACAAGGTAATGGCCGATGCAGAGCTGTTCGCTCCTCTTGCTTGGCCAATGCTCATTGAACCTAATGATTGGACTAGTGATCGCCCTGGTGGTTACCTTCTCAATGAGGTAATGCGCGGCTATCCTTTGATCCGCAGGGGAGATCCCACCCGTCTACAGGAGGGTACCCCAATTGAGTTCTTGAATAGGATTCAGAAGGTAGCTTACCAGATAAATCCCTTTATTTATGGGGTTGCTGAGGAGTTAGTCAAACTAGAACGCTCCGTTGGTAAGTTCCTCCCAATCGTTAATCATCCTCTTCCTGCTAAACCTGCTGATATTGAAACTAATTACGATAGTCGTAAGGATTATCGGAGAAGAGCAGCAGAGGTGAAGAACATACAAGCACAAGAGCCTAAGAAGTCATGCAGAACACGTATGACAATGGAGGCAGCTAAACGCTTTAAGGATAGGGAGAGGTTCTTCTGTCCATGGTCATTTGACTATAGAGGAAGAGCTTACCCTATCCCTGCTTTCTTAACACCACAAGACACTGACTTCGGTAAGTCATTACTTAGGTTTGCTGATGGTGCTTATATGGTACCAGAAGCTGAGTCGTGGTTAGCATTTCATGTAGCAACCTGTTATGGGTTAGATAAAGCTACAATGGATGAGCGGTTAGAGTGGGTGTCTGATAACATCACACTCATCAGCCGAATCGCTACCGATCCGATTGGGTCTTTACCTGAATGGGAAGTAGCAGAAGAGCCATGGCAATTCTTAGCTAGTTGTGATGAGTATTATCATTGCGTGATCGCAGCTGATAGACAATTCACATCCTTGCCTGTTGCTGTAGACGCAACCTGTAGTGGCCTCCAGATCTTGGCTGGACTCGCACGAGATAAGTCAACAGCTAAACTAGTTAATGTCTTACCTGGTGATAAACCACAAGATGCTTACAAGGTAGTAGCTGAGGTTGCTATGCCCTCAGTTCCTGAACGCTTACGTCCATTCCTTGATAGGAAGAAGACCAAGCGATGTGTGATGACCATTCCTTACAATGCTAAGCCTTACTCCAACAGGGGTTACATCAAAGAGGCTTTCTTGGAGGATGGGATAGAACTTGATAAGGAAGAGCTTACTCAAGTTGTTAAAGCTATCAGGTCAGCCATGGATGTGGTCGTACCTGGTCCAATGGCTGTCATGAAATGGATTGAGACCGAGGTAGCAGCCGCTGTAAAGCGTGGTGCTCAACACCTAGAGTGGGTAACACCATCTGGGTTTGTTGTACACCAGAAGCTCAATAAGAAGCAGTTCCAGTCTATGGAGCTTCAGTTATTGGGTCGTTGCAAGATGAAGGTTGCAGTTGGTGACACCGATGAGGTTGACATCAACCACCACAAGAATGCAACAGCTCCTAATTTAATACATTCACTCGATGCTAGTCTCCTACATTTGAGTGCCTTACGCTTTGATGCACCCATTGCTCTCATTCATGATTCTGTGCTTTGCCGTGCAACGGATATGTCCTCCCTGTCTACTATTGTCAGAGAGACATACATGCACCTCTTCGCAGAGCATGATTACTTACGAGACTTCGCCAAGTACATTGGTGCAGAGTCTGAACCACCGATCATTGGTGATCTAGAACCAGAGACCGTGATCGAATCCACCTACTTCTTTTGTTAATGTCACAACCCATTCACGTTACTCAACAGCCTGTTGTCCTTGAAGGCTATCAAGCTGTACTGAAACCATCTAAGTTTGGCTATTCACTGTCTGCACTCCTGGACTCCCAGCTCATCGAAGCATTGGAGGAGGATCGTAAGGAGACACTTAAGTGGGCAGAATCTAAACTGAAGAATCCTAAGCGTAGTGTCCTCAAGCCTGAACCTTGGGAAGAGGTTACTGACGGTAAGTACAAGACTAAGTTCTCCTGGAATGAAGAGAACCGCCCACCTGTTGTAGACAGTGAGGGTACGCCAATCACTAACCGTGATCTGCCTGTCTATAGTGGCAGCAAGGTCAAGCTTGCTTTCCGTCAGAAGCCCTACATCCTCAAGGATGGTGTCACCTATGGCACTAGTCTTAAGCTTGTTGGTGTCCAGGTGGTAGAGCTTAACAACGCTGCTGGTGTTGACCGTAGCGACCTTGGTGAAACTGAGGTAGCTGCGCTGTTCGGTCAAACCACAGGGTTCAAGGCTAGTGCAGTACCTGCTACTGTCACTGATGAGGCTAGCGATGATGTCGTCGAGGATGACGATTTCTGATGGCCTTTCGCTCAGGACTTGAAGAGAAGGTCGCTGATCTTCTCACCAACCTGGGTGTTAAATACGAATACGAATCAACCAAGGTACCTTACGTACTGCAATGCAATTATACGCCCGACTTCCTCCTCCCATCAGGTATCTACCTAGAGACCAAGGGACAACTTACCGATGAGGATCGGCGTAAGATGAAAGCAGTTAAGGCAGCACATCCTGACCTTGACATTCGTTTTGTGTTTCAGACACCCTATAACAAGATCTATAAAGGATCTAAGACTACCTATGCCAAGTGGGCTGATAAGCACGGCTTCCCTTGGTGTGCATTCCACTCGATACCTATTTCATGGCTGACCTAAAGGAAATCAAAGCCATTGTGTCTACTCTTATTGAGGCACTTGATAAGACTAGCTCTCCTAATGATATCATCGAAGCATTCGAGGATGAACTCGATGCTTATGATGCACTGATCCAAACTTACCACCAAGTATGACTCGACCCACTATGTACGGCACACCCGCATATTATGCCGATCTCTTTGGAGATATCCTTGCAGATGTAGACAACGCACAACCTGCATATGCTGATGCAATAGTCGAGGGGTTCATTACAGCAGTAGACGATTGGTTTAATTATCACGATGAGCAAGCACGAACTTATGCAGAACTCCGAAAGCGAGTTCGTCAGGCACTTACCGTGTGATGTATGTGGGTCATCCGATGCAGCTAGTCTGTACTCAGATGGCCACACTTTTTGTTTTTCATGTAACGCCTACACCAAAGGTGATGGCGATGTTCACACTCATAAAATGTCCACCAATGTCCAACTCCGAGGTTCAGCCGAGCGGCTGCAAAAACGGAACATCTCTGAAAAGGTTTGCCAACAATACCGTATCTACAAAGACGGAGACGTTCTACGGTTCTATTATTTCGACGATGCTGGAGTCGTTAAAGGCTGTAAGGTAAAGACAAAGAGCAAACTATTCAGCTATGAAGGAGAAACACCTGGTACCCTCTTTGGACAACATTTGTTTCCCGCCACTGGAAAACGAGTCGTTATCACCGAGGGGGAACTCGATGCAGCTTCGTGTAGTGAGGCTATGCCGGGGTGGCCGATGGTATCTCTACCTAGCGGTGCCGCAGCGGCCAAGAAGTCGATTCAACGGGCTCTCCAATGGCTCCAGGGTTATGAAGAGATTGTCCTGTTCTTCGACAATGACGAGGCAGGCCGTAAGGCATCGGAGGAAGCGGCAGGGGTCCTACCACCTGGCAAGACAAAGATCGCAAGACTTGAGGAATACAAGGATGCGTCAGACGCTCTCCAGGTCAATGACACTGAAGCAATTCGTCGAGCGATTTGGGACGCGAAACCTTACCGTCCGGATGGGATCGTAGATGGTAAGTCGCTCCTTGAGCTAGTAACTACACCCAACCCACCATCAGATCATGACTACCCATTTGAAGGCTTACAACAAAAGCTTCACGGGATCAGGTATGGAGAACTTGTCACGATCACTGCTGGATCTGGCATCGGGAAATCTTCCTTCTGCCGTGAACTTGCAACTCACCTTCTTAATGGAGGAGAACGGGTTGGTTACTTGGCACTTGAAGAATCCAACCGTCGTACAGCTCTCGGACTAATGTCCGCTGCTGTTGGTAAATCGCTGCACATCGGTAATCATGACAGAACTGCCCTCACCGAAGCTTATACTCACAGTCTTGCTAAGTGGAACCTGTTTCTTTTTGATGGCTTCGGCTCTTTCGACCCAGACGTTATCTATAACCGAATTGAATACCTTGCTTGCGGGTTAGATACTAAGGTCATCTTCCTTGATCACCTGTCCATCCTTATGTCTGGATTGGAGGGTGATGAAAGGCGGATGATTGATGTTACTATGACCAAACTACGTTCTCTAGTAGAGCGTACTGGTATTGCTATGTTCCTTGTTTCCCACCTACGACGCACATCAAATGACACAAACCACGAAGAAGGCGCAAGAGTTACCCTTGGACAACTTAGAGGTTCGGCAGCTATTGCTCAACTGTCAGATGGAGTTATTGCGCTTGAACGGAACCAGCAAGCGGATCGAGGAGGCTCTTCTACGACTGTGCGAGTCCTCAAAAACCGTTATAGTGGGGAAGTGGGAGTAGCTTGTCAGCTGACCTACGACCTAGATACTTGTAAATTTACTGAGACTGAAGCAAATGACTTCGATCCAACAACGGACTTTTGAATACAGCCGAGTCCTCCAGTTCTCTACTGGTGAGATTAGCTATCGACGCATGGCACCTGACGGTTACCCTCTCTACATTGATCCCAACAACGACCCATACTCCTATTTGAGGCGTCCCAACCCACCTACCTCTGAGGCAATCAAGCGAGCACAGTTCGTTGACAAGACCTATAAGTGGACAGGTAAGTGAACCTAATCTTTGACTTAGAGACAGACGGACTATACGATGATGCTACCAAGATCCACTGTGTCGGCATCTATGATCTCGACACTGAGCAGACTCTTGTCTTCAATGATGAAGGAAGTGAGCAACCTATCTCGAAAGGTATCCAACTACTTGAGGATGCCGATGTCCTCATTGGTCATAACATTGTCGGTTACGATCTTCCTGTTATCCGTAAACTCTATCCTTGGTTTACCCCCAACGCTAGGGTTGTTGATACTTTGGTTCTTAGCCGCATTTATCACGCTGACATGTTGAAGACTGATCAGAAGCGTAAGTGGGGTAATATGCCACCTAAGCTGCTAGGTCGTCACTCGCTAGAATCCTATGGCTATCGCCTTGGCGTCTATAAGGGTGAGTTCGGTAAGGACACTGACTGGAAGCACTGGTCACAAGAGATGCAGGACTACTGCATACAAGACGTAAAAGTAACACAGAAGTTATGGCAACATTTCCGCCCATACCTGACTTCATCCAATTAGAACATGATGTCGCAACAATCCTCACTGCCCAAGAGATACATGGGTGGTGCTTTGATGAGAGAGCTGCATGGGAACTTGAATCGAGTCTCCGACGAGAACTGGAAGGAATTACTCAATTACTACGCAACAGGTACCCTCTCATTAAAGACAGAGAGTTCACTCCTAAGAGAGTTAACAGAACAACAGGATACGTCGCAGGTGCTCCTCTCACTAAACTAAAAGAGTTCAACCCTGGTAGTCGTGATCACATTGCATGGGTCATGAAGAACCATCACGGTTGGGTGCCAGATAAAGAGACAGCAAGTGGCAAGACTGCCATTGATGAAACTGTTCTCAAAGATATCGGTACAGAGGAGGCACTACAGTTCTTCCGTTGCCTGGAGCTTACTAAGCAACTAGGTATGTTATCTGAGGGTAGCAATGCCTGGCTTAAGTTAGTCAAGGGTAACCGTATCCACCACCACTGCTCAGTGGCTACGAACACACACAGATGTGCTCACCGCAATCCGAACCTTGCTCAGGTACCTAGCGATCTTAACTTTAGAAAGTTATTCACTGCTAGCCCTGGTCATGTCATGGTTGGTGCAGACCTCGCAGGCATTGAATTGCGAATGCTAGCACACTACCTTGCTCGATATGACGGAGGTAGGTACGGAGACGTACTTCTTAACGGTGACATTCACCAAGAGAACGCAGACAAGATAGGCATTAGTCGCCGCCTAGTCAAGACTGTAACTTATGCATTTTTGTATGGAGCTGGCGACCAGAAAATAGGACTTAGTTATGACCAAAGCCTTTCCCCGAACAAGGCAAAAGAAAAGGGGGCAGAGATACGAGCTGCTTATGTTGCTGCCATTGACGGCCTGGATAGTCTTCTTACCGCTGTTCGTCAAGCAGGTGAGCGAGGCTTTATCAGGTCCATAGATACGCGTAAGATCGCAGTAGATAGTCCGCACAAGGCACTTAATTATTTGCTCCAGTCAGGAGCCGGCGTTGTTGCTAAGCGTTGGATGGTCATCGCTAATCAAAACTTCCCAACCATTGATAATGACTATCTCAGTCACACTCATCAACTAGCATTTATCCACGACGAATTGCAGTGGGAATGCTTACCAGCTTATGCTGAGGATCTTAAGCAACACCTTGAGTTCTGTGCATCACTTGCTGGTGAATACTACAATCTCCGTATACCTATCGCTGCCGAGGGTAAGATCGGATCCACCTGGGCAGATGTTCACTAATTATGGCTGTTAAATCAAAGACTGCACTGGGACGTGTTGAGTTCAAGTCCCGTGCTAAATATAAACGCACTCGCCAAGGTAATGGTACTCGCTCTCTTCCTTCCCATGGCCGTAAGCTTCGTCGAGGACAAGGTAAGTGAGCTTACTCATTGATGCTGACTTTA